GCGTGAACCACGCCTACCAAACGCAGCGGAATATTTGGTTGCCATGCACAAGGGCGGAATTGAAGCCGCTAACGCCAATAAAGTTTGGGCCGACTATCGGGCCTACCACAAATCGGACTTAGAATTTGCCGACACAAACACCACCAATGTTGCCGGTATTATTCCAAAAGAAATTTTGGGACCTGTTTTTGCGAACATCAACTACGTTGCCCCGCTTTTGACAGCTGTGGGGACAAGGGCGATGCCTGGCGGCGGAAGTGGAACTTCGTTTTTTCGCCCGACTTGGACCACACACCCCACCGTCGCAGAACAGACAAACCAGTTTGACGCCGTGTCGTCAACAACTTCTGTGATTGCAGCAAACACCGTTTCCAAAGTTACTTTTGCAGGTAGCGCTAGTTTGTCCTACCAAGCAATTTCTATGAGTGACCCTGCGTCAATGTCTGTGATTATGCAAGACCTCGCAGGCCAATACCTGAAAGCGATTGACAATTATGCTTGCGACAGTTTGTTAGCTGCTGCAACGTCAGCTGGCGTCTGGGACTTAACAACGGTTGACCTTTTGAAGTCAATCTACGACGCCGCCGTTGTAACGGCTGCTGCAACAAACTTTCTGCCAACTCATATCGCTGTCGACCCTGCCACATGGGGTTTGATGATGCAATTAACGGATACGGCAGACAGACCGATTTTTGGATACACAGGCGGCGGGCTAAATGCCCAAAACGCAATCGGCGCTGGCGGAATTAACGCATTCCAAAACGCCAACCCACTAGGTTTGCAAATCGTCGTTGACAACAATTTTGCCGCTAAAACCATGGTCATTTTTAACAGCAATGCTTCGGAAATATATCGTCAAGACGAAGGCATGCTAAGTGTTGAGGTCCCGTCTACGGTGTCTCGCCAAATGACGGTTTATGGTTATGCAGCATTTTTTGCTGCTAACTCAAGCATGATTCAAAAGATTACCCAGGCATAGTCGAAAGGCGGTTAGCCGCCCATGGCTGTATATAGCGTTACTTTTACACAGCGTTTAGACAATTATGCTGTCGTCCAAACTTTGACGGAACCCGATTTAGATTTAGGACTTCCGTTTACCCTGGCTAGTAGCGGGTCAACTTTTAACGGCACGCATAACGTCTACGCTTTGCCCGCATACCTGTTTATAGGTGTCAACAGTCAAGGCGACTTGCTGTTTGACTATCAGGTGCTAATACCTAACCAGGTGTTGTTTTACAACGTTGGTGATGACGCCGCACGCACAGCGTTAATTCCGCAAGGAACTTTGACGTACACGGAAACTTGCACTTGGGTTTTAGGTCCTGCTGTTGCAACTTGGCTTGGAATTGCTTTGGCTGGCGTAGACGAAACAGCGTTTCTTACGCAATGTGCGTCAAGTGCATCAAACTTCCTGTTTCGTCGCCGTCAAGAATCGGGATATACGGACAGCTTGACAACTTCGCCTGGTAGCGATGTCACTTTGGCAACGACAATGTATGCGGGCGCTTTATATCGTCAGCGTGGCGCCGTCAATGATTTTGCGGGATTTACAGACATGGGTACACCTGTCAGTACGGGCCTTAGTCCGCTAATCAAACAGCTTGCCGGTATCCCTCGACCAGCGGTTGCCTAATGACTGTTTACACAGACCTTTTCAATGAGGCCATAGATGACCTTGCAACAAAGCTGGCAACGGTGACAGGTCTACGGGTTGTCTTTAACCCTGAACAATTAAACCCGCCTTGCGTATTCCTAGACGCACCCGATTTTGAGGCGCTGTCTAGCAAGATTGTTAAGATGAGTTTTAGCGTCAAGGTGCTGACATTAGGGCCAGGCAACTTGGACGGCTTACGCAACGTTTTAAGCATGTCTGCGGCGCTTCTAGCTAGCAATGTGGCTGTGAAGTCTGGGCGCCCTGGCTTTGTTACTGTCGGCGGGCAAACTTTTGCCGCCTATGACTTAGTTGTTGACCTACAAGCGCAAGGGGTATGACATGAAATACACAATCCTTAGTCCACGAATTGGAACACCTGGCGACAAATACGAACCTGAAGCGGGCGTTAACGTTGAGGCGTTGCTGTTGCACGGTTTTATTGTTGAGGACACAACACCGCCGAAATCTGCTAAAACTATTACCAACGAACCAAAGGACTGATTAAAATCGCGACTTCCACTTATCTCAGCAATCCCGGCGTCCTAATCAACGCCGTTTCGATGACGGACCAATGCACGTCTGCCACTGTTACCAACACCGCCGAAGCCCTTGAATCCACCGCTTTTGGTGGCACGTCACGCGTGTTTGTTGCGGGCCTGTCCAATCAGGAAATCACGCTTGACTTGTATATGTCCTATGCTGCGTCCGAAACATACGCCACACTCGCCGCCCTTGTGGGTACGACAACCATCGTCAAAGTTTCTAACACCGTCGCAGGCTTGGCTACGCCTAGCGCCACTGAACCTTGCTTTACTTTGACGGGCGCTTACTTAGAAGCCTTGCCTGTCATTAACGCCACCATGGGCGAATTAAGTACTATCTCAATTACTTTTAAGGGCGGCGTACTTACTACCGCTGTCAGCTGATTTCAACCTACAGACAAAGGAACCCGACATGAAATTAACGCTTAGAGTTGACCAGGGCGACGGCCCTATGGAAATCACTACTAACCTGTTTACCATTGTTGCCTGGGAACGCCGATTTAAAACTAAGGCGTCGAAGATTGCTGACGGAATCGGCATGGAGGACCTTGCGTTTATGGCGCATACCGCCCTACAGCAAAACGGCGTAGTTGTGCCGGTGGTCCTAGACGATTTTATTAAAAGCATTGTGCTTTTGGAAGTTGTAGATACTGAACCTGAAAACCCTACCGTCGAGGTCACTACCGCTTTGCTTTAGCGCAACTGTTGGCAACGACAGGGTATTGGCCTCATCAAGTAGAGTTTGACACTAATGACCTCGCAACGGTTCTTAAGGTGTTAAACGAAAGGAAATAGGCATGTCTGGCGTCACGATTAAAACTGAAGTCTTTGGTATCCGTGACGCTGTAAAAGAGTTGAAAAAATTGGAACCTGCCCTATTTAAAGAATTTCGCAAGGAAGCCGGCACAGCGTTAAAACCGATTGTGCTTGACGCCCAGGCGACGCTTGACAATGCAGGCCCAGCGCCGCTATCTGGTATGGCCCGCAAATGGGCGCCTAAAGGCAGACAGATTTTTCCGTGGTCGCAAACTAAGGCTGTGCGTGGCGTCAAAGTGTCGTTGCGTCCTAGTAAGGCTGCGTTTCTTAGCGTGCAACAGAAAGACGCTGCAGGCGCAATCTTTGACATTGCAGGCAGGAAAACAGTAAACCGTTTTGGTGAAGCGTTGACACGACGTTTCGGTAGGGCGTCCCGTGGAATGTGGCCCGCAGCTGAAGCCAAAGAAAACGAAGTGAGAAGCAACCTGGCTGATTTGGTTGCAGACGTAGCGGCGAAAACGCAGACAAGGCTTAAATACTGACATGGCTGGCATAACAATTCCCCTGATTACAGAATTTAAAGACACGGGTATCAAAAATGCGATAAGGGAATTTAAAAACCTTGAAACCGCAGGGCAAAAAGCCCAATTTGCTGTCAAGAAAGCCGCTGTCCCAGCTGGCCTTGCAATCGCTGCTTTGGGCGCTGTCGCTTTTGACGCTGTTAAAGCGTTTGCTGAGGACGACGCCGCAGCACAAAAACTTGCCACAACGCTAACGAACACCACAGGCGCAACCAATAAACAGGTGACAGCCGTCGAGGACTTTATTACACAAACCAGCATTGCGGCAGCTGTAGCAGACGACGAATTACGCCCAGCGTTAGACACTCTGATTAGAGGCACTAAAGACGTTGCGCAAGCACAAGATTTACTTAGCCTGGCATTAGATATTTCTGCCGGTACTGGCAAAGAATTAGGTTCAGTTTCCGAGGCGCTGTCAAAAGCGTTTAACGGGCAACTAGGACCATTAAAGAAACTAGACCCAGCGCTTGCGGACCTCATAAAAAATGGCGCTAGTACAGATGAGGTGTTTGCGGCTTTAGGTAAAACGTTTAAGGGCCAGGCGTCCACGGCGGCTAACACCACCGCTGGCAAAATGAAAAATCTGGGAATCCAGATGGGCGAATTTAAAGAATCTATTGGCGCAGCTGTCGCCCCGCTAGTGTCAAAATTGTTGCTGAAACTGTTGCAACTAGCCGATTTTGTGCAACGCAATTCTAAAGTCCTAGTTATTTTGGGCGCAATTATTGGCGGTATTGCTTTAACGGTTATCGGTGTTAACGCTGCAATGACGGCTTATGCAGCAATCACTAAAACCATGACAATAATTCAGGCAGCGTTTAATGCTGTTATGGCTATGAACCCGATTTTTCTTATTGTCATTGCCATTGTTGCCATAATCGCAATTCTTGTCGTGTTGCAAAAGAAGTTTGACATTTTTGGCAAAACCGTTGATTTTGTGGGCAAAGCCTTTGACACAGTTTTAGGGTTTATTAAAACAGTCTTTAACTGGGCAAAAGATAACTGGCCATTATTGCTGGCAATCATTACGGGACCGTTTGGTTTGGCTGTCTACGGCATTATTAAATTTAAGGATTCCATTATTGGTGTCTTGCAAGGTGTCAAAGATTTTGCTGTCACTATTTTTGACGGCATTGTTGGCGCCTACAAAACCGTTATGAACGCTGTTTTAGGGTTAATGGAATCGGGCATAAACACAGCCATATCAGGACTTAACGCAGCGTTAGACGCTGTAGATAAAGGCGCAGGCCCGCTAGTCAACTTTGGCAACATACCTAACGTCAATATCCCTCGACTAGCTAACGGCGGCATTGTGACAGGCCCAACCCTGGCAATGATTGGTGAGGGCAACGGCCCAGAGGCTGTTATACCGCTTGACCGTATGGGAAGCATGGGCAACAACATCACAATTAACGTGCAGGGCGCAGACCCTAACGCTGTCGTCCAAGCCCTGCAAAGGTATGTCCGTCAGTCAGGCCCTGTGCCGGTGAACATTCGAGCGATGTAGTGCCAAAACTTACTTGGGACGTCACCAACAATACGCAAGCAGGTTTAGACGTTACGCAATATGTTCGGTCGCTAAATTTTACGCAAGGCAGACCTACGCCGTTGTCGCCGTATTCTGGGAACAGCGCCAGTATTACTATGTTGTCGTATGGTGGCATAGAAAACAATGTTGCCATTAACGATGAAATATATATTGGGGCTACGCCTACAGGTGGCATAGCGCAATTTTTGTTTATTGGCCGTGTGACTTCCCGAACTTTTGACGATAACCCTGGCACAGGCATTAACAGCACAATGACTGTCAGCCTTAACGACGCAATGCTTCAAGCTGGCATGGCTAATTTTCAAAGCCAAAGTTTGGTCAGCGTCAACGAACAAATAAACGAAATAGACGGGTTATTGCCTCAATGCGATATTTTCCAATACGCAACCGATGTCAATATGTCAACGGGAACATTTACGACAAACGCCAACCAGCGCATTAACGAAATCATCGCTGGCGACCGTGGCGT